TGGTGCTGCAACAGTTACTCTTGGATACGAGCCTCAATGGATTTTGTGGAAAGCATATAGCGGCACAACAGGAACAAGTGATTGGGATATGTTTGACAATATGCGTGGGTATTGTGTTCCCGGCGCTAGTAACGACAAACGGTTACAACCAAATAGCTCTGGTGCTGAAGGAACTGTAAATATTGGTGGCCCAACTGCTACTGGATTCACTGTAGAGAATTTAAACGCAACCTCAAACTACATCTACATCGCCATCCGTCGCGGCCCTATGAGAACGCCGACGAGTGGGACGAGTGTGTTTAGTCCGGTAAGTACAGCCGGAAACGTATCATCAATTACAGCAGGATTTCCTGTTGATTTAGCTCTTGGAAAAGAAGTTAAGAACACTACCAGTTATGGCAACTATGCAATAGATCGGTTGCGTGGTGGCTCTGTTTTATTACAGGCAAATACAACTAGCGCTGAAGTTACAAGCCAAACATTTAAGTTTGATTCAAACACACAGTTCTTACAAAGTGGAGCCGGTGTAATTTATGGGCCATCAGTTTATTGGCTAATGCGCCGCGCCCCCGGCTTCTTTGATGTGGTGTGCTATACGGGGACGGGGGCCGCGGCTACTGTCACGCATAACTTGGCGGCAGTGCCTGAGTTTATGATTGTGAAACAAAGAGGCGCATTAAGGAATTGGACGGTATATTCTGCTTCAATATCAAACGCAAATTACCTTTTGCTAAATCAAACGCTTGCTCAGCAAACGGACATTCCTACTATTTGGAATAGTTCAAACCCTACAAATAGCAATTTTTCTTTAGGTTCAAGCGTTTTAGTAAATGCGTCAGCAGGAACGTACGTTGCCTACCTATTCGCCACTGTCACAGGCGTATCCAAAGTATTTTCTTTTACAGGAAATGGAAGTTCACAAACCATTAACTGCGGGTTCACTTCTGGTGCGAGGTTTGTAATGATTAAGCGAACGGATAGCACGGGCGATTGGTATATTTGGGATAGTTCACGGGGCATAGTTTCAGGTAACGATCCGCACCTTAGCCTTAATACGACGGCAGCAGAAGTTACAACTGACGACACCATTGACCCTGATAACAGCGGGTTTATCGTCAATCAAGTAACAGCGACAAATGTCAATGTAAATAATGCAACTTATATAGGGCTTGCTATTGCATAGGGGAAAACATGGAAATTAGATTGAGAGACACAGGGCAGGTAATGACGGAAAGCGAGTTCCGTTCTGCTCATCCGAATACCAGCTTTCCTCAGCAACTGACCACAGAACTGCTTAACGAGTTTGGTGTTGACGTTGTGCTGAATGGAGCGCAGCCTAGTGCTGGTCGTTATCAGACAATGGCAAGAGATGGTGTCGAGGAAATTAATGGCAAGTGGTTTACCACGTTTATTCTGGTTGACATGGACGCTGAGGCTATCGCGGCAGTGGACGCACAGGCATCGGCATCAGTCCGTAGTACGAGAGATGAGAAGCTAAAGGCTACGGATTGGACTCAGGTGGATGACGCTCCTGTGGACAAAGCCGCTTGGGCTACTTATCGTCAGGCGCTAAGAGATATACCTGCTCAGGCAGGGTTCCCTTGGGATATAACTTGGCCTGTGGAGCCGTAAATGCTCGGATTTATACCACTAAGTGCTGTTGCTGTATCTGATAACAGTATTACAACTATTGTTCCTGCTAATGCTGCTGTAGTAGGTAGATCGGTTGTTACTGCTAGTGGAACTCGACAGGCTAGTGCTAATGCCTCTGTATTAGGTCGTGCTGTAGTAACTGCATTTGAGGGCGCTATACAGGGCAATGCGTCGATATTAGCTAGGGCCATTGTTACGGCTAAAGAGGCTACTGTTTTAGGTAATGCGGCTATAACTGGTAGGTCTGTTGTTACTGCAAGGGGTGGTTATTCTCTTAGTGCTGTAGCTGCGATAGTTGGAACATCAACGGTTTCTGCTAATGCAATTAAGTTAGTTGGTGGCAATGCTGCGATATTGGGAAGATCTGTTGTTTCTGCCGATGCTGCTGTTTCTCTTGGTGGTACTGCTCAAATTACTGGATCGGCGATTGTTACTGCTAATTTAAGTTTGAATGTGTTTGCTTCTGGTAGTGTTGATGCTAAATCTTTATTTACCGCAAAAGGTGCTCTTTACGGTGAGCAGTGGGTAGATAGTCCAGTAGTTACTACAACGTGGTTAGTACAATGAAACAAAAAATCATGTTTGGCGAATGGTTACCAGATCAGCCTGGTGTTACAGGTGCGGTAACAGATGCTAAGAATTGTTATCCGGTTACTAACGGATATGCTCCATTAAAAAGTGAGGCAGATTATTCTTCTGATGCTGATACTGACTTAATTACTGTTTTTGCTGGTAAGTATGATTCAGTCACTAGCTTATTTGCTGCTAGTGCTTCAAAAGTATATAAGTTTAATAGTTCTGATTTTTCTTTAACTGCATTAAATACAACTGGATATTCAGGTGTTGAGTCATGGGATATTACCCAATTTGGCTCAAAGATGATCTTAGCCAATGGTGTAGATAAGTTGCAATCTGTGACTTTAAATGTAACACCACAACCAATTAATGATTTATCTGCTAGTGCTCCTGTTGCTAGATATGTCACTGTTGTTCGTGATTTTGTTGTTGCTGCTAACGATGGAACGAATACGAGTAAGGTTTACTGGTCTGACATAAATGATGAAACAGACTGGACTCCTGCATCAACTTCTCAATCTGACTTTCAGGTACTTCCTGATGGTGGAGACATTACTGGTTTAGCTGGTGGCGAATATGGTCTTATATTCCTAGAACGCGCTATTTACCGGATGACTTATACAGGTTCTCCGTTCTTTTTCCAATTTGATGCTATTTCTAGGACTTTAGGTTGTATTTCCAATGGATCTATTGTGCAGTACGGTAATTTGACTTATTTCCTTGCAGATGATGGATTCTATCTTTGTGATGGGCAGTCAACTAAAAGCATTGGTGCTGAGAAAGTAAACCGTTGGTTTTTTAGCAATGCTATTCCTGGTCAAATTTCTACGGGAATGAGTACAACAGTTGATCCAGTTAATAAACTAATTTATTGGAAATTTAATAATATTTTTGGTTCTAATAGTATTCTTATTTATTCAATTGAATTAAATAAATGGTCTTATGCAGAAACTACAGCTACAGCCGTTGCGTTTGGTCTAACTCCTAGTGCTACGCTTGAGCAAATTGATATTTACTTTTTTAATAGTTCTAAAGCAAAAACAGGAACGTATACCCAGAGTGGCACTACTGTTACCGTTTCAGTAACGAATCACGGGGTAGAGACTAATGCTCGGATAAAATTTGATGCAACTTCTGGTGCTGGTGTAGATGGCACATTTCAAATAACAAAAGTTAATGCGAATACATTTACATTTACAGCGGCTGCAAGTGCAACTATTTCTACATCGGATTGCACAATAACATTCCCAGATATTGATGTAAATGAAAATAGTGGAAATGAAATACCTTTAGATTCTCGTGTTTGGGCTGGTGGTATTTTGTTATTACTTGGTGCATCTAACCGTAAAATTATTGCCTTTTCTGGTCAACCAAAGACTGCAAATATAGCAACTGGGGATATTGATATAGGACGGTCTACGATAACGCTTGCCAGACCTATTCTTGATGCTGGTAGTGGTGGCACTTCTCGTGCTTTTGTTGCTGTTGCAAGCCGCGATAATCTTTACGAACAAGTAACTTATGGGTCAGATGTACTAGCTGATGCTGAAAACCGAGTAAGTCTGCGATCTAATGGTGATTACCATAGATTAAAGATGACTCCACAGGGTAATACTTGGAAAACAGCCGTTGGAATTGAAGTTGACATTGTAAAACAGGGTGATCGATAACCCAATGGAGTAATAATTGACAACTAGAAACGTACAGTTTCGGACTTTACCGCCATTTGGTGCAACTGAGCGACAAGTTGCTGAGGTTGTTCGTGGAATTATGGATGGAAAGACCAATAATGCAGGATATTTCACAACAACAACAAGTGCAACACAGACAACATTAAACGATCCAAGGATTAGTTACGATTCAGCAATTATTTTCACGCCAATGAATGATAAAGGTGCTCAGGAAATGGCTAAATTATGGGTAGGAACTCGATCTAAGGGTTCTGCTGTAATAAATCACGCTAGTAATGCTCACGTTTGTGAATTCATGTATATAGTTGTCGGATGACAGAATTTAAACATATTCCTGTGGATGATCTCCGCAAATGGTGGCCCAGTCTTCGTGCTGGTTTAGACAAAATTAAGAGTCATAGCACTGAAAATTGGATACCTGAAGACGTATATACAGATTGCTGGAACCAAAAGGCTATGCTGTGGGTAGCCCTAAAGAATAACCATTTTTATGGCTTCTTTATTCTGCAACCAATGGGTGAGGAATTGCACGTTTGGGCTGCATGGTCGTTAGAAAATGATTATCAAGAGGTTCAAAAAGGTTTACAATTTATAAAAAATATGGCTAGGGATGCCAAGTTTAAATACTTGACGTTTGCTAGTCATAGGCCAGGCTGGAATCGTAGGGCTAAAGCCTATGGATTCCGTCCTCGTAAATGGATATGTGAGGTGTGATATGGGCGGTGGTGGAGGAAGACAAGAAAGTAAGACGGAGATAGGCCCAGAGTTTAAGCCTTATATTACCTACAGTTTAGGTAAGGCTCAGGAGCTTTTTGAGGCTATGCCACAAGCGCCTAGCACGTTGGCTCCAGAGCAGTCTGAGTTTTCTAAATTAGCCATTGCAAAGGCAGCAGAACGCGCTCAGGCGGGTTCTCCGCTATTGGAGGCAGGTCAGGCTGAACAACTTGCTACAATCCAAGGGAGAGGCGTTAATCCATTCCTAGCGGGTGCTCTGGAACAGGCTAATCGTCTTTCTGGTGAGCAATACACTAAGAATATCCAGAATCTACAGTCTCAGGCTTCGTCAATGGGTCGTTATGGATCTGCTGCTCAGGGTCAACAGCAAATGAATGCTCAGGACGTATTTGCTCGTGCTTTAGCTGAACAGGGTGGTCAACTAGCTTATCAATCTGCTGAGGCTGAACGTGCTCGTCAGATGGCTGCTGCTCAGGC